CAGTAACCTCGGATAAGATTGTTGCCAATGCAGTTACAGCCGCAAAGATAGCTTCTAAGACAATAACAGCCAATCAGATAGCCGCTAATTCAATCACAGCGGCTGAGTTAAGTGTATCTACATTGTCTGCAATATCCGCAAACTTAGGAACGGTTACAGCTGGAGTGCTTAAAAGTACCAATTATGTTGCAAACAGCACGGGAATGATGCTCAACCTGGCAACAGGAACGTGGGATAGCAAGTATTTTAAAATATCCAGTACAGGAGGTATTACAAGCACAAGTGGGAAAATAGCCTGTTGGGACATAACCAGCGAAGCGTTTAAAAATGATTATCTTGCTCCAGACGGATATTTAAGACGTGTGTATATTCAAGGGTCTAAAAATACTGGAGATTGGATTTTTTCAATTCAAAAAGGAGCTACGCAAGGGGCTTCGCCCTCCACGTTAAATTCATTATGGCACGTCACCAATGACGGAGAAATGAGCTTTAATGTTGAAAGTGGTAAAGGAATAAAAATGTATGGTTTAGCTGGATTAGAAGTAAGCGTGTTAAGAGATGGAATTGAGCTATGGCATAAGCCAAATAACACGGCATATACAAAAATAGGAAAAGGATATGTGCAAATATGTAATAGCGGTACAAGTTATTATAACGATTGTGCTTTGTCTGTAATAGGTGGAATAAGAACCAATGCTTTTAACCTTTATCATTCGACCTGGGGAAGATGGTGTGGTGCAGTTCTTAACAGAACACCGAAAAATGAAATTGGGCTTGATTGGGATGGTGCATATTTGAGAATATATGTGGACCATACAATTATTGCTTCTTACCATTGGGGAAGTGCAAGCTGGGTATAAAAATAATATTAATAAAATCCACAGGAGTGGTAGAAAGAGGTAAAAATGTTAAATGTAAACAAATCTATAACATTAAATGGAACAAGCAGTGTAGAAGAGAATGGAGTAGCAACAGACATTATGTATATGAATGCTACAATCTCCGAAAATGGAGGGTTGTCTATAAATCGCAACATAGCTAATGCACAGGCATATATAGCGAATAAGGCAACATATACGAAAGATGTAACAGAATTTGAAAATAAACTAAATGAGCTGGTAACAGAATTTAGTAAATAAAGGAGGGCAATAGAGATGATTAGAGCACCCAATATTAAAGTGAATATTAATTAAAGAGTATATAAAATTCTAGGAGGAAAAAGAAAAATGAAAACAAAAATCTGCATTGCATTCGGTGCATTCGGTGGAGCAATTGCGACGGCTCTCGGTGGCTGGAACAGCTCTTTAACAACATTGGTTGTATTTATGATTATCGACTATGTTAGTGGTATTGCTGTGGCTGGCATATTCCACGCAAGCACCAAAACAGAAAGTGGCTCTCTTAAGAGCATTGCAGGAGCAAAAGGGCTATGCAAGAAAGCAGTGATACTCTTATGCGTGTTAATCGCTTATCGTTTAGATATAGCAGTTGGAACTGCATATATAAGAGAAGCTGTAATTATTGGATTTATGTCAAATGAGCTAATTAGCATAGTCGAAAATGTCGGACTTATGGGCGTTCCTATGCCGACAGTAATAACTAAAGCAATAGATGTTTTACAGAATAAAAGTAAAGCGATAGAAGAACAGGAGTAAAAAAGTATGGAAAAGATAAAATGTGGAGATTTTGCAAAGTGGAACGGCAATGTTGACTGGAACAAAGTAAAAGCGGCAGGACTGACACACGCAGTCCTAAAGGTAATCAATAAACAGCTCGAACCAGATGAGCAATTTGAAAATAACTGGCGTGGTTGCCAGCTCTCTGGCGTACACATCTGCGGCGTGTACAACTATGTATACACACCTACGATTGAGAAAGCAATCGAAGCCGCTAGGAAAGTAATCGAAATCTTAGGCGGTAGAAAAGTAACTGTATATATGGACATCGAAGATGTAGTTATGCGCTACTTAGGAAGCGGAATAATAGATATTATTAAGGCATATAAGCAGGTGATCGAAGAAGCTGGCTGTACATTCGCTATATACACGGGTATGAGTTTTTATGGTGCTTACATTAAACCTTATGCGGACGAGGAAGTTTTAAATTACAGCTATTGGATAGCAAGATACAAAGACTACGAACCTATGACATTAGCAGACGAGCCGGAAGAAAGCAGAAAGCCGCTTATTGTTAATAATCTTGTAGGCTGGCAGTACACAAGCGTAGGCAGAATAGACGGCGTAAACGGCAACGTGGACTTGTCTGAATTCTATGGTATGCACGATAATTGCGACGCTGATAACAGTATTGAGCAGGAAGAAAGCAATAACAATCCTGTTAATATTACATACGCCGCTTACACAGATAAGTGGTGGGACGAAGTAACTAACCGCGAGGACTGGGCTGGTAAGTGCGATAACGTAGCAATTAAGGGGCTTGCTGTTAGGGTAGACCGCGGAAGTGTTAAGTACAGAGCGCATACGATTGGCGGCGGCTGGCTTCCTTACGTTACAGGCTACGACCTTAACGACACAAACAATGGTTTTGCAGGCGACCTTGTAAATGCAATCGACGCTGTAGAAATTATATATTATACAAGCGAAGAAGAAGCTACAAGGAATGAATGGAAGTATGTGCACTATGTAGCTTCTGCGTTTAACAACGACAAGTTCTATCCAGAGCAAATAGACAACATTAAAGATAATGGTATGGACGGATATGCTGGTGTATTCGGAAATCCTATAGACAAAGTCCAAATGTGGGTAGAGTAATAACATAACAATTTTAAGAGGGGTTCGCCCCTCTTTTTTAATGCAAAAAAATTTAAAAATATGCTTGACAAAATAGTCGCAAGCGACTATTATATAAACATAAAGAATAGTCGCAAACGACTACGAGTAAAAAGGTTTGTAGAGGCTGAATAAAAGAAGGGAGAAAGCTATGAAATACAAAATTGAAGAATTCGGAAAAGATAAGGGATACAAAATTGAGGAGCGGGAACTCTATAGAATAATAGATATAGTATTCCCGACCAGAGATTACGGCGAGGGCTGGCACGAGGAAACTTGCGGAAACCTCTGGGAAAAGGCAGACAAAAAAAGAAACTATCTTAAGTTAAGAAGATATAGGAACTACAAAATACGAGGAGAAGAAGACCTCGGCTACTACGATTATATAAGGGAAGCTTACATAGTAACAAGCTACAGAACGGTAGTGACCGATGTAATAGAAAAATATAACGAAATGGAAAAGGAGAATTAAAATGAGAACTGAAATGAAAATGACGGACGAAATAAAACTTGTAAAGCAGTTGGCAAAATTAAATATATTGTGTGTAAGGTATGTAGAAAGACATACTAATCTTATCTGTCCGACTTGGAGAGATGTGGAAAGGGTTATAACGGCTAATAAATTAACTTGCACATACAGCTACGCTGTAGATAACCTGTATAAAAATATAAAAAAGCTGTGTAAAAACAGCAACTATCTTATGAGCGAAGTGATTAAACTCAAAGAAGAAATAGAGAATAGCAATATTAAAGAACTGAGATTTGGACTTGAGCCACAAAAAAAGTTTACGGAGCTGGAAAGCGAGCTTGATATGGAGTTGACAAAGTATCATCTATTGTATAACTCGGACACAGTAGAAATAAAGAAAGCGGCTGAGATACTTGACGGCAAAGTGACAGAGAGTGCAATCAAGCAGGCTTGCCAGCAGGAGCGATTAATGAACACAAAAAAAGTAGGGAATGTGTGGTTGGTGAGCTTATCTGAGTGCCGCAATTATTGGGAAATACCAGACGAAGACGAAAAAGCACTAAAATGGGAGTATTAAGATAAAAAAGAGAGACGTAAGCTAAGTCTCTCTTTTATCACGCCCTGGCGTTGCGGTTTAGAAATAAACTTAAAACATAATTAATGCAAAATCGTATATTTCAATACATATATATGTTACTGTTTATGCAATGAAATTAGTATAAAACAAAACGCTATTACTGTCAATCTAAGTTACTACCAACAGAGTGGGACTAATTCCTCAGTGCCGATATCTGTAAGCAGCCCGGCAACTTCCCTGTATGGCATAGAATATCTTTGCGAGATGTAACGCATAGAAGCACCAAGCTCGCCGTCCGGTCCACCATACTTCAATAAGGTATACTGCTGAAAAGCCAGCATATATGCGGGTTTGACAACTTGGTAAAAATATAGTAAGTAAAATGTTTGCTATTTATTTTTGCAGGAAGAAGTACACTTCCAATTTATCATTTTCTTTATCATATACCATATGGTCAACAACACTTCTTATAGCATTAGCCCTTGTAAGAGTATTATTAGAGGTATCTTTTATAATGTCATATACAGTTGATATGCTCTTAAGCATAGCAGCATTGGAGTCTGTACTGGAAGTATTATTAAATGCTTCTAACTGCTTTTCAAGTGCAGCACGTTCATCCTTAAGAAGCTGCTTATTCTCTTTGTATTCCTCTAAGGTGTCGATTCCATCCCGGTATGCCTGTTTAATTCTTGCTTCTTTATCCTCTAGTTTAGATAACTGACTTAAGATAACACTTCTGTCATCTGTATCAGGCTCATTTGAGCCTTTTTTAAGTTCGTAATGCAATTCCACACTTCCATTTAAAGCACGTTCAAATGCTTCATATACAGCCTGTTCAAGTGCGACAGTTTTAATATAGTGACTATGTGAACATTTTCCTTTGCTGTAATTGCCACACTGGTAACGTGTAGCATTAAGTCCAGCCATTAGCGATGCACCACAATCTGAACATTTGACAATTCCACCCAGCCAGTGTTTCATATGCCCTGCAGCTCTTGCTTTGTAAGGACGGCTTCTCAGTGCTATAAGATGCTGGACTTCATCCCAAGTCTCTTTATCAATCAGAGATTCATGTTTGCCTTCTGCTATGATCCAGTCGCTAACAGATTTAATAGTATGGTCATCATGTTTCTGTCTGTTCCATCTTACAGCACCGTAGTAGAATGGATTGGATAATATGTATTCCACAGTACGTCCTTCATATGTCGAACCACGTTTAGTCCGGTACCCAAGAGAATTAAGCTCTCTGGCAATCTCTAAGTAACTATGGCCGGATATATAATCATGATAAATCTTACGTACGATAACAGCCTCATCATCATATATGTATGGAATGCCAGTGTCTTTATTCATCTTATAACCCAGCGGAAGGGAAGACTGGTAGCCACCTCTTAATGCTTTTTCTGTCATGCCACGTAGAACTTCTCCGGAGAGACGGATAGAGTAGTATTCATCCATCCATTCAATTATTCTTTCAATAAGACTTCCAAAAGGACCATCAATCAAAGGCTCTGATATGCTCACAACCTCAACGTGGTTCTTTTTCAGTAAAGACTTATATACGATAGACTCTTCCTGGTTACGCGCAAATCGGCTGAATTTCCATACAAGAATGACATCAAAAGGGTGTTCTTTGCTTTTTGCCATTCCTATCATTTTCATAAATTCTGGTCTTTTATCAGCTTTCTTGCCGGAAATACCATTATCAAGATAGATATTACTTGCCAGAAGTGACATATTATTCTTTTTAGCAAAGTCTATCAGAAGACGTTTTTGTGCATCCGGAGAAAGTTCTTCCTGTTTGTCAGTAGATACACGGATATAAGCACATGCAGATTTCATATTAAGTATATCCTTAGCCATATTAATCATCCTTTCTGTAAAATATATGCAAGTTGCACCGGTGCAACTCAAAAATGGGTACAAAAATAACACCACTTGCAAAAGCGGTGCTATGAATGATATAATATAGCTTGTCTAGGGCGGTATTATATCATAAGCACAGCTTATGTAAGTATCGTGGTAAAAGCTCTTGTGTTGGTAGCACAGGGGCTTTTATTTATTTTTAAATCATAACGGCATTATCACCGAGATGGTATAAAAAGACTCTGGACCCGAAGGACACCAGAGTACATTCAAGAGTAGTGTATCTTGAATGTATATTAGTGTCAATAGTCATTCCCACATCTCCAACACATAAAATGTTGGTTTAAAGCTGATAATTATTCGTCTTCATCATCATCAAGAGAGTATGAGTTAGTATAGTTAGAATCAGAAGAAAGAGATTGACGATATTCGCCAGCTACCATTGTTTTGTTAAATTCTGCCGTTGGTTCTATTTCATCAACTATCTTTTCAAGCTCATCTATAGATATCTTGAAAAATTCCTTACGCATATTAACTTTATTTACACGTCTATCATTAAGTATTTCGTGCATCTTATTTTCAAGAGCTACAGCATCTTTAGAGAATATGAAGCTATGTACATCAAATTTAAAAGGAACGCTGGCGTTTCCGAGCTCATTAATTCTGTCTTGAGGTTCAAGCCTACGTGTCATACCTACTTTAAATACATCTTCACCAAAAGCTCCTAAGTTACTTATTATATAAACAGTACCGGCTTTACCATTTTGTAAGTTAGTTATTTCATCCTTTTTAATAATTACTTCACCTAATTGAGATTGAAGTTCAAGGATTCTTGCCTTGAGTTTATCAATTTCTGATTCATCAGTAGTATTTAACATAGTATCTTGCAACTTACTAATTTCAGTATTGAACTTTTCTTCTTCCTGTTGAATATGTTTCTTTTCACGTTCAAGAGCTTTACGTTCTTCAGCTTCCTGTCGCATTTGTTCTTTAAGAGCCATCTGTTCTTGCTTAGCTTGCTCACGTTTAACATAGTAATTATATTCAATTTTAACAGCATTAATAAAGAGATATTCTAATTCGCCTATGAACTTTGTAAGAGTACCAGCAATAGTCTGATTGCCTTCGCCAGCAATCTTAAGGTATTTTGCAGAAATATCTTTTACATGTTCGATTGCAGTATCTAGCTTTTCATATTTTAGTGCATATAATACATTCTGTAATTCAGCTCTTAATGCTATTACCATTAGGTTGTAGATAGCTTTATTAGCTTTGGTTGTATATCTGGCAGAATATTGCTTTAAAAGATTGTCTATAAGCTTTTCATTATCTTTATAAGCTTTTCGCAGACTCTTTATGTCCATACAATGTAATTTAAGAATTACTGAAGGAGCAATTTCTTCGGCATCTTTTAAATCACTTGTGCTTAATATGCAACTATTATAAGGGATTTCTAAATTTATGAAGTTATCAAATGCATAAGCAAAACTTTTATACAATTCTTTGGAACGTGATATTTTACGCTGCTGGGTTGCAAGAGATTTTTTTAGTTTATCATCCTGTTGTTGCAATTCATTAATTTCAGTTCTCAGTTTATCAATTAATACATTATTACTCTGTATTTCTTCATTGAGAGAATCAAGGTTAGCTTTTGCTTCGCTTTCAGCAGAAGCAATCTTTGTGGATGATTCCTGTTCTATTTGTTCAATCTTTTTCTTTGTTTCTATATATTCAGTAACACCTAGCTCATCACATGTTTGTTTCATTTCAGAATATTCCTGCGATAGTTGATTGTTCTGATTGAATGTTTGTGTAAATAGTTCTTTTTGTTTCTTATCATTTACAGCTTTTATGATAAGAAGAATAATGCCGATTATAGGCGGAATAATAAGAAACCAGCATGCACATAAAAGTGCAATAAACCAAGTGCTTAAGTACCATTTTTGTTTTGTGTTCATAATAAATATCCCCCTATTCTTCTCTATGTGCAAATATTTCAACTACCTGAACATCTTTGTCTGGCTTGTCGTAATCGCCATTTTCAATATGCTTCATCTCGTGATGATAAGCCAACATTAGTTGTTCCATTGAGTGTCTGGCATTTAAGACTATGGTATAGGTATCATCATCACAGCAAACAGTATATGCCTTAATTGTGGTAGGCATATCTACATATAAAATATTAGTATCCAATTCCTCACCCTCTTATCTTTAATCATTTTTGTTAGACATTCGGTCAATCATCTCCTTTACAAACTGAATATCTTCTTTTTTAACCTTGCGTGATGCATCAAAGAGAACTTTATAGTCAGGGTTCTCATATAAGAACTGAGCCATATCTCTTGCATCATCATCAAGATAATATATATTATTATCTTCATTAGTATTATAAGAGAGTTTTTTTGTAGCTAAATCATTCATATCTATATTAAATATTTCAGATAATTTTTTTAAGGCTTTAAGTGGTGGTTCAGAAACACCAGACTCCCATTTTTGTATTGTAGTAAATGATTTATAACCAAGCATATTGGCTATGTCATCTTGAGAATATCCTTTTTTAGTTCTTAAAAAACGTATGTTTTCACCAAGGCACATATTAATGTCACCGCCCTTCTTAATTTATATTTGAATAATATAATATAATTGAAGAAAATTCAAGTAGAATTGATAAAAAGATAAAAAAACTTGAAATAAATTCAAAAAAGGTATTGACACTTGAATAAAAATCAAGTAACATATGCTTGAAAATAATTCAAGTTGAAATGAGGTGATGAAAAGTTGAATACAAATGAAATGCAGTTCTCCGTTAAAGAATTAAGAGCAAGAAAAAATGAAACACAGGAGCAAGTTGCCAACAAAATCGGTATTTCTCCCCAAACATACTGCTCATGGGAAAAAGATATATCTAATGTGGCAGTAAGCAAAGTTAGAGCTCTTGCTGAGCATTTCGGTGTAACTCTTAATCAGATAAAATTTTAATTTTTTTTTGAATTTAAACTTGAAATAAATTCAAGTAAATATTCAAAGCAAGTAATATAACAAGGAGGTATTTATATGGTAACAGCAATAGTATATGTATCAATGATACTTATTTTAATTGGTATAGCAGTTCAAATAAGTAAGAACATCCTAAGAAAAGAATTTGGCTTACATGATGAAGCAGGAGGGGAGTTTTATAAAAGAATACGAAAACGTTGCCTTGTTTTAGGGTGCAGAAACAAGGCAACGATATTCTTTGGATGGCGAGCAGGAGTTTGCCGAAAACATTATGATGAGATGCATAAGACTAAGAATTTAGAAAATCGTCAATAAAATTATCAGGGTCTGAAATTTGAGCATCTACTATAATGAATAAGCGCCTAAGGAGAATATTTATCTCTGAATTATTACTGTCAGAAGCGGTGATTAATTCAGAATATGCTTCTAAGCTTTTTTGAACATATAAAAATATAGTACCTTCTTGTAGAAAAGATAACTGTGCAGACTGAGTGCTTTGTTTTAAAAAGAAAAAGCCATTTTTATATTTAGCATAATAAGCACTAGAAAAATTAAGAGGGATAGTTAATGACCTTGTTGAAGTTATGTTATTTAAACTAAGAGGCTTAGTCTTCTCTAAAGTGGGATTAGACGATAATAATTTCCAATATAATTTGTTTTGTTTTGTGTCATCAATACACTTTTGTATAACTTTAATAATAGTTTCAGTGTCCATAGTTACTCCTTTTTTGTAGCCTTGCAACAATGTAATTCAAATCATTGCGAATTATTTTATTATTTACATCCAATTCGTTTTTTTGTAATTGTTTAATACAATGTCTTATTTTGTAATGATAAAAAAATGAAAGCATTAATGAAAAGTTTAATTTTATAGATAATAATTCTTGGATTAATGAGTCACAAATTTGGGGTGTGATAATTTCATCTTGATAAATACAATCTAAGATGGATTGTAACTTTTCGTAATGTATAGTGCTGTTTTTATTATATTCCTGTTTTTGAGAATTAAGGATTTTAATTATAAAGATATTAAAAAATATAGAGCAAATGGAAATTAAAAATCCAAGAATACCACAAATAGCAGATATTTTATTAATAAGCTCCCACATTTTTACATAACTCCTTTCTTAATTACTAGGCTAAGGTAATAGCCTGCGATTAAAGTATAGAAGTTATAACGGAATTAATCAAGATATTCCAAGCAAGTAATATACAAGGAGGTGAGAGCAATTGCGAAGAAAACATATAAGTACATTATCCGTAGCTACGAACCATTCATAGAAGAGAAAGCCAAGACATTTATACAGGCGGTATCAGCTATAAAGAAAATGAAAGTATCTGACATTAAGCATTATGAAGTTATAAGGATACCATTCAGAGAGAGGCATCCTAACTTCCCAATATATTTTTCAATAGCTGCGCTAATGATTATTAGTTTAAGAGGTTAAGAATGAATAGCATAAAAATTAATTACGATAAAGAAGAACTTGAAATAGATGGAGAGAAAATCACAAAGCCATTTATTGTAAAAGTTCCATATGATGATGGCTATCAAAGGGCAAAAGTATTTAATCATAAGAATGGATGGAAAGCAGGAGAGAAACTTCCCTGTATTTCAATAACAAGGAATTGATACAGGGAAGAATAAGTTATTCATAGAAAAATTTTATTGCTCTCAATTCATTGTTTTCAAGAACATAGTCATTCATATAAATTTTTAGGTATTGTCCATCAGGAGAAACAAGAGTGTCACCAACAGATACTACACCTAGATATGAAGGATGTATTAAAACAAAAGGTCGTCCTTGTTCGGTTACAGGAAGACCTTCACAAGTTCCAATTTCAGTAAAGTTGCTGATGATAGTGTATGTAATTGGCATAAACAAACTCCTTTCAAAAATACTCGGCTACGGCAATAGCCTGTGATTAAAGTATAGGAGCTGTGACAGAATTAGGCAAGATATTCTAGCAAGTAACATACAAGGAGGTGAGAGCGTGAGAGAGAATACAGATGAATTAATAGACAAGCTGGCAGACAATATTGTTGGTGAGGTTTTAAATGAAACAGGCACTAAGGAAAATGAACAGAAGTGCTTATCTCAAGGAATGGAAAATGCAGTTGGATTACAACAATGGAGAGATTTGAGAACAGGTGAGTTTAAAGTGGGTGGCAAGTTATTTACTGGTGAAAGTGCCAAAAGAGCTACTCAGATTGTTAAAGCATTAGATGGTTTAACAATCCGAGAAGCTCAGGACTTGTTAGAGAGAGTAAATATACATTTACTTAACTTTGTAGTTACCACAGATAGATGAGATCAGCTTAAGGAGTGAAGAATGATAAAGAGAAAAAACACAATAATAGCAGCTTTAATATTAGGTGCATCATTAACAATGACAGGTTGTAGTGAAGCGGATAAGGTTAATTACAATATGTCCAAGCAGGCAGATTATTTTGAGTGCGAACGAAAAATAACAGTATACAATGCGCGTACAGACAAAATCATTATGGAAGCAGAAGGCTATATGAGCATAAGTAATGATAGTGAAAATGAGCTGGTGTGTACAGTTAAGACAGGTGCAGATGAATACAGAAAGAATTACATATATCTCAATGATTACACAATGTATGTTGTTGAGGATATAACAGGAACACATTCTGACCCATATCATTACAAGATGTATTTTCATACAGAAAGTCTTATTGATGTGGATACAAGACCATAAAAAGGAGAAGATATGAACACAACAGCAGTAGCAATAACAACTATTATCTGTATAACAATATTAGTTTTATGCAGAGATGATAAGAAGAGGTGATACTATGGAGCATTTTAATTCAAGCGAAGCAAGAGTAGCACAGGATAAATATTGCGATAGAGAAGGTTATCCACATTTTGCACCCCGAGATGGTAAATGCTGGAACTGTAATAAAGACATTTATACAGAGCAGGACCACGGAGGATATAAAACAGGTATCTCTGTAGAAAAGGCAGGTTCAACACTGATTACTGGGTGTCCACACTGCAACAGGACATATTGTGATTAAAAGATGTAATCAGGACATTCAGTGTAAGCATATAAGACAGTAACCACAAGTCAGAGGTGAGAGTGTGAACATAGTAATAAAGATTATAGATGGTGACAAGATTATTGATTACGATTCACTGTCAGACAAAGAGAAGAAAGAGTACGGACAGCGGCTTAATGAACAGGCTTTGACTTCGTTAGGTTATGTCAGAAAGGAGTAGATTTGTTATATACACAGGCACAACAGCATATCGAGAAAGAACCAAGGGATAAGAACTGGATAACATCTTTTGTGGCAGTTCCGTATAATAACCTGTATGACAGATTGTTCAGGCTGGCAGAAGAGTATGGAAAGATAAAGGCGGAAGTCTATATAGATAAAACAATAACAGACACTATATATGTAAAAGTAAGCAAAGTATAGATGAATAATAGAAAAAGAGCTGGTACAAGGAATACCGGCTCTTTCTCAAAACACATATAGATAAATCTCATATTTATTATATGTGTAAGTTCACTGAAAGTCAAGCGGGTGCAGGCTCGTCTTTGTAACTTTATAAATATATTAAAGTTAGGACATTTAAGGAGACAGGTATGGCTTACAGAAAAGATGTATGGCGCTTCCCTGGCTCTAATGAGTATGAGTATAAATTTATTGGTAATTATGGAGCTAAGGGCGAGAAACGCCATAAAAGACAGAAAGCAACACAGGAGCAGATTAGAAATCAGAACCAGAGGAATAAAGAAAAGAGAGTAAGAAGATTAATAAAAGCAAACTTTAAGGAGGGAGATCTATGGACAACCTTAAAGTATCCGAAGGGAACAAGGAAAAGCATCGACGAAGTAAGGAAAGACCTTAACAGTTTCTTAAGAAGTCTCAGGACAAGATATAAGAGCATCGATGAGATTGTGAAGTATATATACAGAATTGAGGTAGGAGCACTCGGAGGTGTGCATATACATATCCTTATAAACAGGGTTACAGGTGCAGATAAGATTATAACAAAATGCTGGGAAAGGTTTGGCCACGTTAACTATCAAAACATATATGAAACTGGCGGATATGCAGATCTGGCAGAGTATATCGTTAAACAGCCGGAAGAAAATACGGAAGAATACGAACAGCTTAATATGTTCAGCGTACAGGAACAGAAAGAACTTGTTAAGTATTCCTGTTCAAGGAATTTGGTACGTCCTGAGCCAGAACGCACTGATTACAGCAGAAGGACGATGAGAAAGATTATAGAAAATGGTCCGGAGCCGACACCAGGATATTTTATAGATCCATTGTCGATAGTAATGGGGACAAACCCTTATACAGGAATGAATTATCTGCATTATACAGAGTACAAGCTATTACGATTACAGGATGACCCATAAGGAGGAGCAATGAGACAGGTAAACATATATACAGCAACAACCTTTAAGGGACTAAATGTACAGAATGGCATTATAGGCTACATATTGGAGCTTGTAACAGACACGGAGCCGATAACACTGGACAGCACAGAACTGCTGTACGATATGAAGCCTAATAGGGCAGAACTAATAGCAGTTATTAAAGCACTACAACGGATGAAAGAAAAATGTGAACTGGTTATATATACAGAGTCTCCTTATGTGGCAAATGCTTTTAATGCTGGCTGGCCAGACAAGTGGAAGCAGAATAATTATAAAACAGCAAAAGGCGGTGATGTGGCAAACGCAGATGAATGGAGAAAGCTGGATGAACTGCTTGCAGGACATAAGTATGAATTTTGCCTGCAAGAGGAACATTCATACAGAAACTGGTTAAAAGGGCATATAGAGAAAGTAAAGGAGTATGAAGATGTTTGATATATTCGGAGAGTTTAACAGTGCAGAAGAAATAAACGAAGCGGCAGCAGCACAATTACAGGAAGGTGATACTGATGCAGTTATGACAATAGCAAGAGAAAATGGCATAGATGAAGATGATGCGCAGGACTATATAGATGGAATGGTGGATAAATTATGTTCTCCGCTTATGGCCGCATTTGGAAAAATAGAGGTTGAGACAGAGGAGCTACAGCCTAAAGAGATAATAGAAGACTGGGTTACCTACATAAAAAAGAGGTGTACAGAGTGCGAAGATATGGCTGTGGCGGTAAGAACAAAAGGTAAGAGCATTAAAGGCTGTATAGCGGCACTTCTAAAATGGAGTTTCACCAATTCGTATGATGTAGACAAAAATATAGTAAAACAGGCGGGCATAAGAAATAGTAATGTAAAAATGGGTATCCCCGGAATGGCAACAGCGTACAGGCTTATAGATGAATATTATCTTGGAGGCAGCAGATAGTGAAAAAGCAGAAAATATTAGCATATGAAGGCAGAATACCTGTATCAGATAGAGAACTGACAGCAGCTGTTATTGATATTGATAATAAAAAGCATCTGATAATAGACCTATATATCGCAGGGGCAATAAAGTACAGAATGGCAGTGAATGACAAAGAATATGTACATTTTAATTATGAAAATCAAAAATGGGACTGCATATCAACTTGCTGGAACAGACCATATTCAGGAGAGTTGAGTAAAGCTAGTATAGACAGAGTGGATAAGCAGTTATTAAAAGAATGGTATGCAAAGGAAATACCTGCTGGATGGGATAATGAAGATTTAATATATGCAATAGAGCAGAAAGCATTTGATATTAAAACATCAGAAAGAATGTTAAAAGAAGAAAATGAAAAAGAAAAGTTATTTGCTATTATGCCTGAAAAACCAAAGCTCTTAGATGAAACTATTAACAGATACATAGAAGCTGGAAATATTATTTATTACAAGCGCAAGGGCAGTTATGCAGATTATTATTGCTGTCAGTGTGGAGAAAAATTTACAAGGCGAATAAAAGCCACAGAAGCTTATGCAGGTCCATCGGTGGATATTGTGCCACGAAGATATCAATCAAAAGAGTGTCCAAAATGCAAAAGAAAAGGGACACTGCTTAACTGGGGGCGTGCAAAGATTACAAATCAGGTGTTTGAAGTGCTTTTGTATCAGGCAGCAGAAGATGAAACACTTGTAATAAGAGCTTACGCAGTAAGAGCAGTACGAAGCCCAGGCAGTATATTAACTAAAAAGATACTGGAGTATGGCAGGGTGTTCTTAAGAAGAGATTATGAGAGGATATATGACAATAGCTGTAATACAGGAAAATGGTGGAAGAGTAAAAAGCTTGACATATACAGGTCAGGCAAGCTGTGTGAAGTTAATTACAGTGAGGCAGTTGAAAAAAGTGATTTAAGACATATCCCAGCAACAGCATATAAGCTTATAAGTGAGGTAGGTACAAGAGAGGAAAGGCATATATTGGCCAGATATGATACTCTTACTGCTTATGCACACGCACCGCAGATAGAACAGTTATACAAAATAGGCCTTATGCAGATATGCAGGAGATTAATTTTTGCGAAGGGACAAACAAGAGATATTAATAAAAAAGCAAAAACAGCCGCAGGAATTTTAAGAATAACAACTGAACAGTTAAGGTATTTAAGAGAGTCCGAACAGGAACTGCTTGCATTAAGTGTAATTAAAATTATGAATTACAGAAAAATACCATTTACACAGCATAATGCAGAGATTGTTACAAGATTGTATATAGCTGCACCTACGGAAGATAAGCTAAAGCACATTTTAAAGTACCAAAGCCCTGAAAAGCTATTGAACTATCTTAATAAGAATATACCAGAACACGCCATTCTGGCAGATGCTATTATAGAATATGATGATTACTTAAGAGCGAGGGAAGCTAATGGAGATGATCTTAGCAATACAGTGTATTTAAGACCGAGAGAACTTCACAAAACATACATAGAGTTAAGAGAGAAGATGGAACGTGCAAAGAGTGCCAAATACATTAAACAGATGAATGAGAAATATGCAAAGATAAAGGTTAATTCAGCGAAAGTTACAACAAAATATACCTGGCAGCAGTCGGGACTGCTTATAAGACCAGCAAGAGATGCAGGAGAAGTTGTTATGGAAGGACGTATTTTACATCATTGTGTGGGTGATGACCATCAGAGGTATTTAAGCAACTATAACCAGAATAAAGCAATAATACTTGTAATAAGGCACGAAAATGAGCCAGATAAACCATATATTACAGTGGAATATGAAAATAACAAGGTACAGCAGTGGTATGGAATAAGGGATACCAAGCCAGACAAAGAGACAATAGACAGCTTCTTAAAGGCTTATGTAGCTCACATTGCAGGAAAGGCAGGGAAAGCAGGATGAATGAATTAGAAGAAATTAGGAATTATGATGAATATAAGACGGCACTTGATAAGCAGATGAAAGAAACTGCTGAGGGGTTCGTAAGAATTGGCTATTTGTTAAAGCTGGCAAGAGATACAGATATTCTAAAATGGTCTGCATATACTAACGTAATCGAATTTGCCAGGGTGGAGTATGGTCTGGATAAGACAATGGTATCACGTTTTATAAGCATTAATGACAGGTTCTCGGAAAATGGCAACAGTCCAGTGCTTAAGACGTCATATAAAGGTTTTGGGTATGCCAAGCTTGTTATTATGCTCCAGCTTCCGGATGAACTTAATGAGGAGCTTACACCAGAGTATTCCAAGAGGGAAATACAGACACTCAAAGCGGAAGTTGATGAGGAAAAGAAAATAAGTGATCTGGAAATATATGCTGAGGGCACAGATACCGAAAAGACAGAGCTTGAGCAGATTATATACAAAATATGTGAAGAGAATATAGAGGTATATGAAAGCATATATGATGCAGTTACACACGAGAAATTAAATGCTGACAACATTGTGGATATGTTTGCACCTGCGGGAGATATGATTTATTCAGTACGAATACAGGGAGCAGGAAGAAAAGCAGTTTCTTTCAAGCAGGGAGAGGATATAGCAGTTGTAAGCCTTAGGACATCAGAGAAGGATACATACAATCCACAGGAAGTATACATTGCCACAATGAACATAGCAGGCAGGAACATAATAAATAGTGAGGCTGATGCCAAGACAGTATGGCAGCAGATATATGCTAAAGAATATCCTGAGAAAAAACCCCTAGTTGCACCGGTGCAACACAGTTCCAAAGCTGATATAAAAAAGTCAGAAAAGAAAACAAAGGTTGTAAAGGCAAAGCAGGAGGAAATCCACGATATAGAAAAGACAGTTCCCAAATCATCTCCTATAGAGACTCAGGAGCCTGAAAAGCCGATAAAGACAGAAGCTGAGCCTATAGATGAGCAGGTTGAAGGACAGAAGAATATTGCAGATTATCCTGATGTTATGCCAGTAGAACGTGTTGAGGGGACAGTTGAATCTCTCACATCAGAAGCTGATATAAAGAACAATATTATAACTGCGGCATCAAATATTAAATTCACATTGGAAGCTAACAGTTATATTACAGACAACATTATAGACAGGCTTATAGCATTAGCAGAAAACATAAAGACAGAGCTTGAACAGCTAAAAGGAGGCAGCAGATGAAAGTATATATAAGTTTACCGGTAACAGGAACATCCGACTATAAGGAGAGAGCAGAGGCAATCGAAAAAGTTCTTACAGAGCAGGGACATACAGTAATTAACCCAGTAAAGGTGTGTGAGAACCTTCCCAAGGATACAACACACAAAGAAATTATGAATATATGCATTTCTATGCTTGATATGTGTGATGTGGCAGTATTTGCACCAGGGTGGGAACATTCAACAGGCTGTACGCTTGAGATGTGCAGGGCAATGAATAATAAAATTACAATTGGTTTTGTAGGAGAGTTAGAAGAGAAATGGGAAAATCAAAACAGGCAAGAGCACACGAATTTACAGAAAAAGCAAGAAAGGAAATCTATGCAAGAGACTTCGGTCAGTGTATTTTCTGCATTAAGAAATACAATATGCAGGGTTCAACGTGGTATTCAGAGCAAATACTAAGCGTTATGCACTATATACCAAGGTCAAGAGGCGGCTTAGGAATACCGCAGAATGGAGCTATAGGATGTCAGTTCCATCACAATATGTTAGACAATGGAAATCAAGGAAAGAGAAAGGAGATGTTGGAGATATTCAGACAGTATTTGCAGGAGCTTTATCCGGAATGGAATGAGGATGAGCTTGTATACAGAAAATGGTAAAAAGGGAGGTGATTCATAATGCTAACATTGCCAATCAAGAAAAAATGGTTTGATATGATTGCTTCAGGCGAGAAGAAAGAAGAATATAGGGAAATAAAAGAATATTATGAAACACGTTTCCAGAATCTTTTTGGTGCGATAACAATATACCCATCAAGTATTTTTAGCGAAAGATATGAGTATGAATTGCTACAAGGCAATGACGTTCCAGAGGAAATAAGACAAGATAGAGTACAAGAGATAATTTTTCGTAATGGATATTCTAAGAATTCTCCTCAGCTTAAATGTAAATGCATATTACGACTAGGAAAGGGTAAAGAAGAATGGGGAGCTGAAAAAGGAAAAGTGTATTATATAATTGAAATTTTGGAAAAAGAAAAGTTTGATAAAGAGATTAGTATGAAACAATGATAGGTCAGTTAAAGTTTGAAGAGTGTATGACATTTAAAGAAAAAATGGAAGCACAAGGGTGGCATAATTGCTATGATGCAGAACCAGATAAGCCAGGAATATATCAGATATACAGACGGAACGGAAGTAAAGGAAAGGCATATTACAAAGGTAATCATATAAGGCAGCAGTTAACTAATAATGGCTGGGATTTTAATTGGTGGAGAGAGACGAAAGGAAGTGATTATATTGAAAGAAGTTAAACATTACATATGTGAGATATGTGGAACGGAATACAATGATAAAACTAAAGCACAGCATTGTGAAAAGGGACATTGTAAGCCATTGGAAATAATAAAGGAACGTTATTTAAGTGTAGGTTATGACGCTAAGGGATATCCATTAGAAATAACAGTAAAGATGGCGGATGGCACAGAACAGAAATACAGGAGATAAAAGAAAAATAGAACTATTAACAAATACTTATTCAATACAAAATAATATCACACAAAAAAAGAGAAGCTGATAGCCAAACTCACCACGCTGTCAGCTTCCTTTCTCAAAAACAGAACATATGTATTGTATCATAGAGATATATATTGTGCAAGAAAATAAAACGGGAAGGGAAGTAAAGAGATATGGCAGCAGATATTAGGGAAGCGTTAATACAGTATTGTGACATAAAACAGGAATATGATTACATAAGAACAAGAAGAGATAAGTTAATAAGAGAGATTGAGAAAATGGAAAAGGAACAAATGAGTGTAATTGATTCTGTTACAGGTGGGGATGGAGGTATACAGCATTATAAGATAGAGGGATATCCATATCCTGAGTATAGCAGGAAGAGGACATTGCTTATAGCAAGAGAGAGTCAGTTACAAAAGTATGAAATAAAATTATTAAAGATAACAAATGAAGTTGAGGAATTTATAGAAAAAATTGAAAATAGCAGAATAAGAAGAATGATTGAGTATAGATTTCTTGATGATTTAACCTGGATTCAGGTGGCACAGAGAATGGGAAAACATCACACAGAAGAAAGTTGCAGAAAAGCTATAGAGAGATTTTTAAAAGAAATTTGAAGTTTGTCCGATTTGTCCGCTTTTTCTGTGTTAATATATAAACTGGAACAAACAAAGAGAAATGTTGAACCACGGACTAGCATATAGTACGAATAAATTTTCTCAGATAGAGTCAGTAAGAACTGACAATATTACTCCGAATATGAGAACTATCCACCTCTAAAAGGTACTGGCATTAAGTTGTCAGTACCTTTTATTGTGCTTAAGTAAGAGAAAATAAAAAATGTTAATAAATGTTAATAGAAAGGGGGTACATAAGAAATGAAACCAAAGCAGATAAAGTGCCTGGAATTAATGGTTCAGGGCGAATTAACAGACAAAGAAATTGCAGAGGCAATTAACATTTCTCCTAAAACGATATGTGACTGGAAGAAAAATAACGAAGAATTCCGCAACGAATACAACAGAATGATGCGCTCAAGCTTGCAATATGCTGCCCCTAAAGCGTTTAGAAAGCAGGAAAAATTACTAAATTCAAAAAATGAGATGGTTGCATATCTTGCGGCAAAGGATCTAATGGATAGAGCAGGACTTAATCCTATTGAGAGAATAGAAGCAAATGTAAATGACACAGCTAAAAATGAACTCGCAGAGCTATTAGCACAGCGTAAAGCAAGGGGTGAGCCAGATGCTTCTAAGTGATAAGTACTGGGATTACATAGACACACCAGCAAGAGCAGAGTTCTTAGAGGGTTCAACTGCATCCGGAAAGACAACAACAGTAGCTGTTAAGTTCATTATGAATGTAGCTGAATCAGATATGAAGTTGCACGTTATAGCAGGTAATACAACAGGTGTTATTGAGAAGAATATAATAAATGCTGATATGGGATTGTTACAGATATTCCCCAATCTGGAATACTGTGGTAATGGCGATAAAGAAAATAAACTTCCGCACATTAAATTCAAAACTGGCAGCAGTACTAAGATAATATATATTCTTGGCTATGATAATGCCAGTAAATGGAAGAATGCCTTGGGTTCACAGTTTGGATGTGTGTGGGTAGATGAGTGCAATACAGCTAACATAGACTTCATACGAGAGATATTCGGACGTTCTGAATACTTTGTAGGTACGCTTAACCCGGATGCGCCTACACTTCCTATATATTCAGAATACATCAATCATGCAAGGCCTATAGATAAGTACAGGGCAGATGTGCCGGAAGAAATATGGAAGGACCTTAACGGTTGTGAGCCTATTAAAGGCTGGGTGTACTGGTTCTTTAATATGACAGACAATATATCTATGACACCAGAGAAGATAGAACAGAAAAAAATGAGCTATCCTCCTGGCACTAAGATATATAAAAACAAGATATTAGGATTACGAGGAAAGGCTACCGGTCTTGTCTTTTCTAATTTCTGCAATAGGCATATCATTACTAGAGATCAGGCAAAGTCATACATCAGACGTGAGGTTGATGAAATGCAGGGCGAATATTTCATAATATTCACCAGCGGACTTGATACAGCTTATTCAACCAAGAGCCCGGATACGATTGCTATGTCCTTTATGGGAATAACAAACAAGGGCAAGCTGATAGTGCTGGATGAAAAGGTGTATAACAATGCAGAACTTGATATACCAATAGCTCCGTCTGATACGGTAAGGAATTACATTGACTTCCTGGAGCGTAACAGAAAAGAATGGGGTGGAATGTCAAAAAATGTGTTTATAGATAACGCTGATCAGGCAACGATAACAGAGTTTGCCAAGTACAAGAGAGAACACATTGACTGCCAGTATATATTTAATAATGCGTATAAGAAAGTAACCATAATAGATAGAATTAACTTACAGCTTGGCTGGATGTCCTTTAATGACGAAAAGGGCAGAGAGCCAAGCTTTTATATTGTCGATACTTGCACGAATTACAAGACAGAGTTAGAAACGTATTCGTGGCTTGAAGATAAGGACTGTGAGCCTGAGGATGGCAATGACCATATGGTAAACAGCGTACAGTATGGCTGGATTCCTTATCGAAGCAGGATAGGTATAGAGAATAAGAAATAATTCCAGATAGGAGAGTGAGAGAGGTGAACATATTTACAAGTATGGCAGAGAAGATAAAAACAGGAATAAGAACGTGGCTGCACATCCAGCCGGCTGTTAATGGATCCATAAGCATACAGGAAACTCTTGATTACGAGGGAAATGCCATAAAGAACAAGATATGGTACAGAGGTGAGAGTGAAGAATTGTCACAGCTATACAGCCAGATAGATGGTGACAAGACAAGGTTCTGGTCTGCATCCTGTACAATAGGTATGGAGATAAGAAAGATACACGTAGGTCTCCCTGCTATGTTATGCGATATGCTGGCCAGTATAGTAACAGATGATATGAATTTAATAGATGCTGGCAGCAGGCAGACAGAATGGGATAAGATAGCAGAGGAAAATGATTTCATTGAGCTTGTTAAGCAGGCAATAACAGAAACACTTTATATCGGTGATGGAGCATTCAAGATATCGTTCGATACGAACCTTAGCAAGTATCCTATATTGGAATTCTACTCTGGTGATAAGACAGAGATTATCAAGGACAGGGGAAGAGTTAAGGAGATAGTGTTTAAGACTGTGTATAACGTGCAGAGACAGGAATATGTATTACTTGAACATTATGGCATAGGCTACATACATTATGAGCTTACAAGAGGCGGCAGGGAATATGATTTAAGTGTTATACCGGAGCTGGCACATCTTAGTGATGTTACCTGGAATGACAAGTTTATAATGGCTGTTCCTCTTCTGTTTTATAAGTCAGCCAAGTATAAAGGACGAGGCAAGAGCATATTTGATGCAAAGATAGATAACTTTGATGCGCTGGATGAAGCATGGTCACAATGGATGGATGCCTTAAGGAGGAATAGAACAAAGGAATATATACCGGAGAATATGTTACCAAGGAATCCCCTGGATGGAAAAGTGCTAAAGCCTAATGCTTTTGATAATGCTTATATAAAAACAGATGGCAGCATGGCAGAAGGTACAGTTAATAAGATAGAGCTTGTACAGGGCAATATCCCACACGAAAGCTATCTTGCAACATATATCACAGCGTTGGATCTTTGTTTACAGGGGATTATGAGCCCATCAACATTAGGCATAGATGTTAAGAAACTGGATAATGCGGATGCACAGAGGGAGAAAGAGAAAGCAACGCTTTACAGCAGAAATAACATTGTAGAGCGGCTTCAGAAGGTTCTTCCAAAGCTTGTTACAGCAACATTTAATGCCATAGACACGCTTAATAAGACAGCTATTAAGGATATAGATATTGATGTGACATTTGGCGAATATGCTAACCCATCTTTTGAAAGCCAGGTAGAAACAGTCAGCAAGGCAAAGCAGGGCGGTATTATGAGCATAGAGGCATCTGTTGATGAGCTGTATGGAGATACTAAGGATGACGAATGGAAGCAGGAAGAGATAGCAAGGCTTAAGGCTGAGCAGGGTATATCTGATATGGAAGAGCCGGCACTTAATATGCAGGCAGATGGCTTTACAGTTGATGGTGCTGATAATAGTTTTACAGGCTTTGATAACAAGTGAGGTAGCTTATGGCACTTAATACAGAATATGACATAGAGAAAGCTTTTAGAGCCATAGAAGATGAGCTGATAGCTTCAATGATACGGAATCTTGACAGACACAGAGCGGAAGAAGATGAACTTGGATTCAACTGGACACAATGGCAGGTAGAACAGCTTAAAGCCTTAGAAAAATATAAAGCAGATAACAAGACACGTTTTGCGGGCAGATTTAGTGATATAAACAGTTCAATTGATGCAATGATATTTACAGCAAGGCAGACAGGCGGCACAGAGCAGGAACAGAAGATATTAAGAGCATTGAAAAAGGGATTAAAAGCATCCAAGGTGTCACAAGGCACTGAGGGTGCTTTTTTCAAGCTTAACACAAGAAAGCTTAATGCCCTGATTAAAGCTACGAAGTCAGATTTTAACAGGGCGGAAAAAGCAATGCTTAGAATGTCGGAAGATAAATACCGGCAGATAATATTCAATGCTCAGGTGTATGCGAATACGGGTGCAGGAACATATGAGAAGGCAGTTGATATGGCTACAAAGGATTTTCTTAAAGCTGGTATTAATTGTATTGAATATGCGAATGGCAGCAGGCACACAGTAAAAGATTATGCTAAGATGGCTATTCAGACAGCTAACAAGCGTGCATATCTAACCGGAGAGGGTGAAATGAGACAGTCGTGGGGAATTAGCACTGTTATTATGAATAAGCGTGCTAATGCCTGTCCTAAGTGCCTTCCATTTGTTGGGAAGGTGCTTATAGATGATGTATGGAGTGGAGGTAAGGCATCTGATGGTCCTTATCCGCTTATGTCATCTGCTATGGCAGCAGGGCTTTATCATCCAAACTGTAAGGATATACATACAACATACTTCCCAGAGCTTGACGAAGAGCCGGATAGCAAGTTTACCAAGAAAGAACTGGAAAAGGTCAAAGAAGATTACAGACAGGACCAGAAACAGCAATATGCTGGCAGAATGGTTGAACAGTTTGACAGGTTGGCTAAGTACTCATTAGATAAGGACAACCGTAAGATGTATGCGGCTAGAAAGGAACAGTGGGAAAATGAAGTATTAAAACAGAAAAATAGAGGCAAAAAGGTTATAATAACGGAGCAGGCAATAGATAAAGTAAATGAAATTAATCCTAAGGGCTTTACTTCTGATAATAATAAATTTATAAAAGAGGTACATAAGGACTTACTTAAAGTTGCGAGAGATGAAAATAACAGTAATGAAGTTGCATGTGTAGTAGATTTAATAACAAATAAAAAAACTAAATTTATAAAAGGTGGAAGGCATGAGGTAGATGTATATTCTGATTCAGATATGTTTCATTTATTGCATTCGGCAAAAGATAAGTCTTTGGTATTATGTCACAACCATCCTGGATTAACAGATTTTTCAGCAAATGATATTGGAGTATTTATGAGACACGACACAATAAAAACTATGACCATTGTGACAAATCAAGGAGATGTACGATATATTTCAAAAGGAGAACATTTTGATTATAATGGAGCGGTTGAATTGATGAGAGAGTGTCAGGAAAAATATAGTGATAATATTAATAAGTGTATTGATTTGTTTTTAAAAAAATGCTATTCTGTTGGCATACAGAGAGGGTAATATTGAGGCAGGAGGTGTTTCAATGGATGGTATATTAGATGGAAAACCGGGAATGACAATTGATGAATTGATTGCATTATTGGAAAAAGGACCAATAAAGGCAGAAAGCAATAATGAAGATAAAGCAGAAATAAAAGAAAACAAGTAACAGCCACCAGTCGAAATATTGGTGGTATTTTTATACCCAATTTTAAGAAAGTGAGGACAGGACAGTATGAAAAAACTATTTATTAGCCAGCCTATGGCAGGTAAAACAGACGAGGAAATAAAAGAAACAAGGAAAAAGGCAATAGAATATGCAGAGCTGCTATTAGGTGAGAAAGTAGAAGTTATAGAGTCTTTTTTTGAAGGAGCACCAGCAGAAGCTAAGCCATTGTGGTTTTTAGGAAAATCAATAGAACTTCTATCACAGGCGGATGTTGTATATTTTGTTAAAGGCTGGGATAAGGCTAGAGGCTGTAAAATAGAACATCAGTGTGCAGTAGCATATGATATTAAGAGAATTGAAGATTAGATTGAATAAACAGCTATAGAGCTGTTATTTTTATACCCAAGTTGCACCGGTGCAACAGAAAGGACAGTATATGAAAGATACAATAAAAGAGATTACCAAACAGGTAATTAAGAATATAGCATATCCAATAGGACTACTCACAGGAATATGTATTACAATAGCAGTAATTAGATTATTCCTGTAAGCCAGTTTAGGATTAAAGTAGCAATAACAGTAGTAAGAACACCTACAAGAAAACCACTAACAAACTGACTAAAGAAGTTTACAATAAATTTATGCTGTTCTTCGGTATGTTGGCGTACATATTCACGCCCAGAATCAGTAATACTAAAACAATCTATAGGTTCACCATAATTGTTACAATGTTGGCAAATTAAATTGCGTTTAATCAGAGAATCTATTGTTACAATGTTGTTGGTATATCGTGATAATTCTGAACTTCTAAGAGAAGAGTTTATCATTATTTTTAATATTTTAAATGTTACATCTTTCATAATCAATCACCTCTGTAATTGATTATATAGTATAGAATAATATAACACAATGACAAATAAGCACGCATAGCAATACGCTGTGGGTGCTATTTTTATGCCCAAAACTTAATGGCAATAAACTTTAGGAAAATGCCGACGGGCGGTAAACGGAAGAAAGGAGATAGAGTGATGAGAAAGACATTACCTATGAATTTACAGTTCTTCGCTGAGGGCGGAGATGGTAACGGCGACCAGAACGCTGGAAGTAACAATAATGGACAGGCAGGACAGCAGGGTGGTCAGAATAATCAGCAGGCGGCTGGAATTGACTATGACAAAATACAGAGCATGTTAGACACCGCAACTGCCAAGAAAGAAAATGCTGTGCTTAAAAGCTATTTCCAGCAGCAGGGACTATCCGAGGAGGAAGTAAGCCAGGCTATTGCAACATTTAAGCAGAATAAACAGCAGCAGGTAGAACAGCAGCAGAACGCTAATGCTAATCTTCAGAATGAAGTAACAACAGCGCAGAAAGATGCTGAACAGGCTCGTATAGAGCTTGCGGCTACACAGGTAGCAATGACACTTGGTATTAATGCCAAGACACTTCCATATGTGCTTAAGATGGCTGATTTCAGCAAGGCAAAGGGCACAGATGGAAAGATATCAGAGGACAATGTTAAAGCTGCACTTGAACAGGTTCTAAAGGATGTACCTGCACTTAAGCCAAGCACAGAGAACAATGAGGGATTCCAGATTGGCGCAGGGCAGCAGACTAATGGCCAGCAGTCTTCTGCAGGTAACAATGTAAACGTTCCTACAAAGAGATGGAACAGATTCAATTAAGAAAGGTTAAAAAGGTAAAATAATATGCCAAATTTAAATTATGCAGAACAGTGGAGTCCTGAATTATTAGCAATTCTTATTCAGGGCACACTTACATCACCATTTATCACAAACAATGTCAGATGGTTAGATGCCAAGACCTTCCATTTTACACAGATGAGTGTAAGTGGTTATAAGAACCATAAGAGATCAGGTGGATGGAACACAGGAGAATATAACCAGAAAGATGTTCCTTACACAGTAACACATGACAGAGATGTACAGTTTATGGTTGATAAGGCAGATGTTGATGAAACAAATCAGACAGCATCTATTCAGAATATTTCACACATATTTGAACAGACACAGGTAGTACCAGAGACAGATGCATTATTTTTCAGCAAGGTAGCACAGGCTGCACAGAAGACAGAATTATATCATACTGAAACAGCTTCCACAGAATATACATCAGAGAATGTATTTGCTAAGCTTAAGCATATTCTGGCAGCAGGCAAGCTTAGAAGATATAAGGCAAATGGAAGTCTCATTATGTATGTATCTTCTGACATTATGGATAAGCTTGAGGTATCAAAGGAATTTACACGTAAGATTGAAATGACACAGATTGCAGAAGGTGGTCTTGGCATTGAAACACGTGTAACTGATATTGATGGTGTGACACTTATGGAAGTTGTGGATGATGAAAGATTCTATGACAGATTCGATTGGGATGTTGCAGAGGGCGGCTTTGCTCCGCTTAAGTCAAAGTATACCATAACAACTGATACAGATGTGGTAGAAGCAAAGACATACTACACTAAGAGCGACAGCACTTATACAGTTGTGGCAAAGCCTACAAAGACTAATATAGCCACATATTATGAAAAGACTGTTCAGGGTTCACGCAAGATTAATGTACTTGTTGCATGTGGACAGACCTGTAAGACAGTACCTAAGATTTCATCTATTTATTTCTTCGCACCAGGAGCACATACAGAAGGAGACGGATATCTTTATCAGAATCGTCAGTTAAGTGATACATTTGTATTCCCTAATGGCAAGGATGGTAAGGTTGATTCTGTATTCGTTGATGTAGATCCTGCAGAAGAGATTGCAGAGTGAGCCTATGGTATATGCAAGTAAAGAGCAATATCTAAGCGAACATAATACTATTCCAGAAGAACAGATTGAGAAGAGATTAAAACAGGCGAGCCGACACATTGACTCGCTTACTTTTAATCGTATAACTTCAAGAGGCTTTGATAATCTGACAGAGTTCCAGCAGGCAATAATAATTGATGTATGCTGTGATATGGCTGATTTTGAGTATGAGAACGAGGATATGATTAATTGCGTTCTACAGAATTATGCTATTAATGGTGTGTCTATGCAGTTTGGCAGCAGTTGGAATGTGCTTGTACAGAATGGCATTGCTGTAAAGCGTGATACATACCGGGTGCTATGTCAGACAGGCTTCTGTTGTTTAAGTCTGGGGGTGTGAGCATGAAATATCCTTGTTTAGTATTAAAGCAGTTCTGTAAAACAGAAGTACATATTGAGATAGAGCAGGAAGGCAGAAATGTCTATGGAGAGCCTCTTGAACCTGTTATATGGGATGGCTTATGCAACTATCAGGATAGTGGAAAGACAGTATTAACGGCAGAAAAGGTTCTTATACAACTTGAAGGCTGTGCTTTGATACCTGGAGATATTGCACCAGAGATGTCTCTTATAACCCAAGGAGATATAATTGTATCAGGTGAAAAAAGGCATATATATAAAGGCACAAAATGCCGCAATCCTGATGGAACAGTTAATTATACAAGATTGGACGTGATGTAATGGCGAAGAATGTTAAGTCAACAGTTAAGCTTAATATGCCTATGGTAAGGAAGCTTACGGCAGCAGCACAGGTGTCATTAGTACAGACAGCAGAAGCAATACATACGAATGTAGTTCAAAGTCAGGTAATGCCTAGAGATACAGGTACACTGCAAAATGAAAGCACATTTGTATATACACAGGATATAGCCAATGGCAAGGTAGAGCTTATATCAAGCACGCCATATGTAAGAAGGTTATATTATCATCCTGAATATAACTTCCATCAATCACCTTGGGTAGATGATAAAGGTAAAAGACACGAAGGAAATGCAAATGCCAAGGGCAGGTGGCTCGATGATTATCTTAAAGGTGGTAAGAAAAGAAATTTTGCTCCCGATACGTTTGCTAAGTTATACAAGAAGAATGCGGGGTTATGATGTTAGGAATAGGTGATGTAAGAGATTATATAGCAGGTCTTGGCATTGCAGACAATAATAATGTATATTGCGGCAAGCTTGACAATAAAAAAGATAAGAGCATAGGAGTATATAATCTTAACAGACAAAGACCACCACAGACTGCTGTAGGAGGTTTAAATAACAGCTCTTATCGTGTTAAGTCTATAAGTATATTAGTTCATTGGAATACAAGTGTCAGAGACACCGAGAAGGCAGCAGAACAGCTCTATAATATGCTTAGGGATATGAACCATATTACAATCAACGATACTAAAGTGTTCTTCACTAAAATGCTGGTTGATGAGCCTGTTGATGTAGGGACAGATGATAAAGGTATCTTTGAGAGTGTAATAGAATTAGATATTTATTATGAAAGGTAGGTAAAAGTATGGCACAGAATACTAAATTAGCTGGATATAATGCAGGAGCAACACCACTTACTGGCGTTAATCCGGTACATACAATTCAGTTCGGTGTATGTATAACAGGAAGAAAGAGTACAGATACACCGGAAACAGTAGAAACAAAGGTTGTAAAGGATGCAGAGAGTTTAAGCATATCTGTAGATGGAACAATTGAAGAATGGAATCCAATGGACCAGGCAGGTTGGACAAGAAGACTTACAACAGGCAAATCACTTGGTATGACTATGGGCGGCAAGCGCAATTATGGTGATGAAGGTAATGATTATATTGCAAGTCTGGCTTTAAAGACAGGACAGGAATGTAATACCTGGGTTTCAATTATTTTCCCAAACCTTGACCAGCTTCTTATCCCAGCAGTTATAAATGTAACTTCCCTTGGAGGAGACTCAACAAGTATTGATGCACTTGAATGGGAAGCACAGAGTGATGGAAAACCGACATATATTCCATATACAGAATAAAAAAGAAAGAGAGAATTTGAATAATGGCAAAGACGGATTTTAAAGTAATAGACATATCAATGAAGATTACAAACAAGTTACCTATGGTTCGTATTACTGACGATTTAGTGGTAACTGTGAATAACAGAAAGAACACAATTCTTAATGTACAGGCTATGGCTGCTGAGGCTGAAAAGAAGAAAGATAGTGACAACGGAATGGAATTTATAACAAAGGCTCTTGAAATGCTTATTGGCAAAGAGGCAGCAGATAAGATTGAGGCTATGGACTTACCGCTTCCGGAATATAAGGAAATGTATAATGCAATAATGGGCGTTGCTACAGGCACATATGGAGAGGAGAATACACCCTCATAGTGAAATATATTATGACATATATGATGACTGGGAATTGATAGAGTCAAGTTTCCTGTCACAGTATGGCATACGATTGCGGACGGAAGATGATATGTCCTGGGCGGAATTTTGTTCTTTATTATCAGGAATAATGCCTGAAACACCACTTGGAAGAGTGGTAAGTATAAGGGCAGAGAAAGACATTAAAGTTATCAATAGCTTTACTAAGGAACAGAAAAAGATACATGATGACTGGCTTCTGAAGCGTAATAGGAAAATGGTGGGAACACCACAGTATATAGAATATTGGACACGATTACAAAGAGATTTTAAGGCTGCTTACTCGAAGAAGTAGGCAGTCTTTTTTTCGTGCCGGAAAGGAGGGGGAATGTCAGATACAGCAGGACAGATAGCTCTGGAGCTTGGTATAGATAGTTCACAGATAATTAACCAGCTTACAGGAGCTTCCAATAAGGCGGCTAAGCAGGCTACAAGCATATTTAGTGGTTTTGGAAAGAAGATAGCCGCAGGATTAAGCATAGCGGCAGTTACTAAGTTCACGAAAGACTGTATAGAAGTTGGTTCAAATGTCACAGAAGTGCAGAATGTAGTTGATACAGCATTTAAGGACTTAAGCTGGCAGGCAGACCAGTGGGCTTCCAATGCTATGACTAACTTCGGCTTATCGGAATTGTCGGCTAAGAAGTATATGGGCGTATTTGGCCAGATGAGTAATGCTATGGGTATTACAGGTAAGGCGGCGCTTGATATGGCTGAAAATGTCACAGGATTAACCGGTGATGTTGCATCATTTTATAATCTTGGGACAGATGAGGCATATACAAAGCTTAAGTCTATATGGACTGGTGAGACTGAAACACTCAAGGACTTGGGCGTGATTATGACTCAGACTAACTTAGACCAGTATGCACTTAATAATGGCTTCGGTAAAACTACAGCCAAGATGACAGAGCAGGAAAAAGTAATGCTGCGTTATCAGTATGTTACAAGTGCTTTGTCCAATGCCACAGGAGACTTTGTTAAAACACAGGACTCCTGGGCGAACCAGACAAGAATACTTACATTAAGGTTTCAGCAGTTAAAGGCTAGTCTTGGTAAAGGCTTCATAGCATTGTTTACACCTATTCTGCGTGGATTTAATAGTCTGCTTGCAGGATTGCAGAAAGTGGCAGATGGATTTGCCAGTTTCGTGCAGATGCTTACAGGTGCCGATATATCATCCTCTATGGGAAGTATAAGTGCTGATATAGCAGGCATAGGAGATGATGCTGGAGGTGTTGCAGATAATGTAAGTGGAATAGGAGATGCAGCTAAGAAGACAGCAAAGGATATTGAGAAGTCCCTTGCAGGCTTTGACCAGATAAATAAGCTGACAGAGCCAACAGATGATAGCAGTTTGTCTGGTTCATCAGGTACTGGCACAGCATCGGGTTCAGTATCCGGAATGGGTACTAATGTATCTAATGAAATTGGAAAAGCGGGAGATGAACTTAACAAGTTCAAGCGGATAATAGAAGATATTGCTGCAACATTCAAGGAAGGCTTTAAAAAAGGTTTAGGTACTGACTTTGAGAAAAGCATCAAGAGACAGCGAAAACTGCTTTTAAGCATTAAAGATAGTCTTATAGATATATTTACAGATAGAAATGTAGTTGCTTCTGCGAAGAATTACTTTGACAGCATAGTAATGAATGCGGGTAGAATAACAGGCTCTTTTGTAAATATTGGTGCTTCAATAAGTGAGAATCTGTTAGGTGGAATAGATAAATATTTATCAGCTAATAAGGATTTTATTAAGATAAGATTATCTGAAATGTTTGATGCAAGGGCTGTATTGTGGAATAAGATTGGTGATTTTTCAGAGTTCCTTTCACAAATATCTGAAATATTCAGAGGCGATGCAGCACAGGGAATATCTGCTGATTTGATAGCAATTTTTGTTAATCCATTTATCACAATAGTGTCCCTGTGTAACCAATTCGTGGCAGATTTGATTTCAACGCTTGTAGACCCGATTGTCGAAAATACGGATAAAATCAAGCTGGCATTTGAATCAACGCTGGAACCTATTAGGAATGTATTAGATGAGATAACGGCTGTAATTGAAGAAACCTGTAATAAAGCTGTACAGATGTATGATGAGCATATCTCACCATTATTTGACACTGTAAAAACAGGTCTTAGCGATACATTTGGCAAGCTGTTAGATGTATATAATACATATTTTGTTCCGGTACTTAACAACATAGCTGACAAACTAAAAGAAATATGGGGCTCACACATTGAACCTTTGATGACAAAGATAATTGACATTATAGGTCATGTTGCAGATGTTATTAAAGTATTGTGGGAGAATATATTGAAACCGGTTATTGACTGGATTGTAGAAAATGTTATCCCTAAATTAGCACCAGTAATGGACTGGATATCAGATATTGCAACGGAAAAGTTTGGAAATGTAATAGATATTATCAAGGATGTATTATCAGTCTTTGATGATGTATTGGTATTCGTGAAAGATGTCTTTAGTGGAAACTGGTCGGATGCGTGGAATGATATTGTTAATACATTTAGCGATATATTCTCAACAATAGGCGATATTGCAAAGGGTCCTATTAATATGGTGATTGGACTTATAAATGGTATGCTTGACGGATTAGAAAGTGGAATTAACTGGATGGTTCGTAAGGTAAATAGTTTGAGTTTTGATGTGCCTGACTGGGTACCTGTTATAGGTGGTGACCATTTCGGGTTTGATTTACCGGAAGTTGGGTTTGGTAATGTTCCATATCTTGCAGAAGGTGGATATGTAAAACCAAATACTCCACAGCTTGCAATGATAGGTGATAACAGACACCAGGGCGAAGTTGTAGCTCCAGAGGATAAGCTTATTGATATGGCACAGAAGGCAGCAGCTATGGCATCAAGTGCTGAATTGTTGTCTGAGGCTATAAGTATTCTTAAGCAGATACTTAAAGTGTTGGAAACATTAGATCTTGATATACAGCTAGATGGAAAGAGCCTTAAGAAGTATGTAGTTGATAAGATTAACGAGCATACAAAGCAGACAGGAAAATGTGAGATTATACATTAAGGATGTGATGAATTGATACTAAGATGTGACAATCAGGAGCTTCCGGCTCCTGTGTCCATCAAAGTGGATGATGAGATTATATGGTCTTCTTCAACAGGACGAGCACTTGACGGAACAATGTTAGGTGATGTAGTTGCTGAAAAGAAGACCTTATCTATATCCTGGGGAGTTCTTCAGGAAGATGAGCTGATTCTTATTAAGAGTAAGCTTGTTGCCGGATTCTTCCCAATAACATTTCATGATGATGGACAGGATATAACAATAACAAGTTACAGAGGTACACTAAGCAAGGAAGTAATTGGGGAGCTTGATGATGGTATTTTCTATTACAGAAGTGCAAGTGTGTCTATTATTCAACAATAAAGGAGATTTATAATATGAAATTTACAATCAAACAGATTGACAGATGTGCAGCAGAATTACAGAAGTTACAGAATTCAAAGAGACATTGGCCAGTTAAGGTTAATTATGCAATTGCTAAAAATCTTAAAGCATTATTGGCAGAATTAGAGGTATATAACGCTGAAAGAACACGAGTATTAAAGGAAAATGCTTTAAAGGATGAAAATGGGAATGCAGTCGTAGAAGATGGCTCTTACAAGTTTGCAGAAGATAAGGAGCAGGAGGTAATTAAAGAAATTGATGATATGTATAACATTGAAACAGAACTTGATGTGTATATGATTAAGCTGGAAGATGTTAATGAGTGCGATTCAGAAGGATATGACGGAACTACATTAGAAGATATTACTGCAATAGAGTTTATGATACAGGAGTAAGTGTATGTATAACAATGTAACGGAAGCTTTTAAAGAAACAATAAGAAGTCCATCGAGGACTTTTGAAGCCAGATTAAGAATTAATGGAAAATGGTATAATTCCCGATTTAAAAAATTGGGCTATGAGACGTCCAGCACAGCAGATGAAGCATTACAGCTAGGGTCGGCGGTATCTGCTAAGATAGAGATTACTCTTAAGAAGATAGATGAATTATTTGAAAACACAGAGATACCAGTAGAGATAGGTTTAAAGCTGCCAAGTGGAAAGTATGAATATATTCCACTTGGCTTTTTTACAGCAGAGCACCCACAAAGTGATCAGGCAACAACGACATTTACAGCATATGACAGAATGATGAAGACTACAGGGCTGTATATATCTAATCTGACATATCCAGCAAGTGCTGCTTCGGTTTTAAGTGAGATAAGTACAAGCTGTGGTGTTCCAGCAGACGTAAGTGGTCTGGATTACATAATGATACAGACTAAACCAGTTGGATATACATACAGAGAGGTGATAGGCTATATAGCTGGATTAGCTGGTGGATTTGCATGTGTGGACAGAGCCGGAACTATTGTTATTAAGTGGTATAAAGAATGTGAGTATTCTATAGATAAAACAAGAATTATGTCGTTTGAGCATAATGAAAGCAACTTTCATCTAGACTATGTTAACTGTAATGTGGATAGCCAGACTGAATTAACGCAGGGCGGTGGACAACTGGGAATAACCTTTTCCAACCCATTTATGACGTCAGACAGATTAAGTTATATATATCAGAGCATTAAAGGATTTACTTATAGAGGAGCTTCGTTAAAGACACTTGGAGATATACGCCTGGATCCGTGGGATATCATAACTGTCAATGATGGTACTGGTGAATATAAAATGCCGGTTATGAATTTGGTACAGGAATATGATGGCGGTATGGCTATGACTGTTACATCTTATGGGAAGACGGAAACTGAGACTGAAACAGATTTTAAAGGTCCGACAACACAGCAGAACGAAAGAATATATTCTGATTTGATATTAGCAAAGGAATTAATAGCAAAGAAGGTTGATGCCGACTGGGTTAAGGCTAATACAGTTACGGCAGAAAAAATCACCGCTGTAAATGCAGAGATAATTGATATAAAGACTAATTATCTAAAAGCCGAGGATGCAGATTTGAAGTATGCTAACATAAAGCTTAGTAATATCGAGGCCGGCTCTATAAAGACAGCAATGATAGACAAAGGCGCGGTTGGTACAGCTCAGATTGCAGACGGAAGCATAACAGATGCAAAGATAGTAGATTTAACTGCTAATAAAATAACAAGTGGAACTATAGATGCCGCTAACATCGAGGTAATAAACCTTAAGGCTGCCAATATCACGGTAGGAACAATTAATGGTAAGCAGATAGCTGAAGGAGCAATAGATACATCCAAGTTTGGAACAGATGTCACTGACTGGATGAATACAACAGACAAAGATATAGAAAATGCAGCACAAAAGGCAGATACAGCTAATACAAATGCGGCTGGTGCATTAAGCACGGCGGAAGCGGCTAAACTTTTATCAGCGGCGGCTTCTAAGACCGCGGAAGGAGCACAGCTTACAGCAGATGGCAAGAATACAGTATTTTATCAGACAACAGCACCATTGGCGGAGAATAGAAAAACTAATGATATATGGTTTAATACAGCAGATTCAAATAAGATGTATTACTTTAATGGTACAGGCTGGGTATTACGTCAATTTGGAACAAATGCCATTGCGAATGCCTCTATAACCAATGCCTTAATAGCAGATGCAACAATACAGAATGCCAAGATTGCCAATATAGATGCAGGAAAGATTACAAGTGGATATATATCTGCTGACAGATTGGCAGCGGGCTCAGTTACAATAGGGAAATTAGATTCCACTACGCAGAATGATATAGCCTCCGCCAAGAAAAGATATCAGATAACTGTAGATTTAAGAGATGCAAAATATAACACGGATACATATTATCCAGTATTAATAAGTCCCTCTATACCATATAACGGTTTACATAACTATGAATGTAATGTTCAGCTTAATAGCG